ATGGATAAGGTGGCCCATCAGTCGCTCCGCTGGGACCTGGAGCAAGACCTTTCCCACCTCGTCCAGGACGAGCACCTGGTGCGCCAGGTCCTGGACCTGGTCATGCGTCGAGTCGTCCAGGAACAGGCGGCCGAGGCCGTTCGCCGGCAGCGCATCAACCGAGACTTCAAGACGTTCCGGCGCGGCCGGAGCGTGACGCCGCCCGCATGGGCATTTCGTGAACCGGGCACAAGCCCACAAGTTGAACCCCTGAGGTAAATCATATGCTCGCTCTCATCGGCCTGTGCCAGGGCTATTACTGCGAAACCCGCACCGTCAACGGCCAGAACGGCCAGCAGCAAATCACCGAGCATTCAGTGCTTGTCCAGGTCGAGCAGCCGAACAAGTTCGGTCTGATCGAACAGAAAATTATCGCCGTGCGGATCTCCAAGCGGCACATGGATGGCGGCTTGAACAACGCCTGGAATCAGCAGAAGGGCAAGACGGTTTCCGTGCCGGTGTTCGTCCAGGCCTGGGCGAGCAGGGCGGGTAACGCCGGCTTCGACTTCTGGTTGTCGGGTGATGGCTTGCCGCTCCAGCTCCAGGCCGTCCAGCCGGCCGCGCCGAAGGCAGCAGCTTCGGCATGAATTTCATCGCCTGTGACGGTTCGTGGCTGTCGGGTCCAGGTGGCGAGCTTGTTTGTTCCGGCTCGCTGCGGACTTTCACAAGCGAGGAAATGCAGAGCCAGCTTGGCTCGCAACTTAGTTGGGAAGATGTTCATGAACTTAAGGGTGAAGTTATTACGCTCTTCTGTATCGCGTTCGGATTCCTTGTACTCAAAAAACTGTTCTGAGGTGAATATGAAAAAGTTCGTTCGCAAACTCGCTGTAGGCACTGGTGCTGTATCGGCTGCCGTCCTGGGCGTTGTCACTCAGGTTTCGGCAGCGGTTCCCGAAGAGGCTACCAAGGCCCTGACGACCGCTGGAACCGATGTGAACACTATCGGTTGGGCCGTGTTTGGGCTGCTGGTCGCGGCGGCTTCGTTCAAGTACATGCGCCGAGCGCTGTAAAAGCTCCATCTGCGCCTTACGGTGCGGCAATAACGAACCCCGCTCCGGCGGGGTTTCTTTTTTCTGCATCAGCTGACCGGGCAATTTGCGCGTTTAGCGGAGCTTGCGACGCAAACCGCAAATGCCCGGACTTCTAGAGGTTAAATAACATGTCTGCTCAGTGGTTTGTTCTTATTGTTACGAGTCTTGCGATTTTTGTTGTTTTATTTGGTCGCGTATAGGTGGCATATGAATAGATTATTTCTAGCTTTATTGGTCGCCTTCTCCGCGAATGCCTCTGCCGATTATTATTATTGGTATCTTAGTTCTCACGATAGGAAAGTTTCGTCGCCCTCGGCGGGTTGCGATATTTATTTCACTGGTATATCTCGCGATCCAGGGCGGGTTTTTGTTATGGAACCTTCGTCAAATCCAAGTGAGGCGGGTAAGGTTTTCTATTGCTTGGTTCGCTCTGGTGATTGGGTTCTTTTTAATACGACTGTTTATTTGAAAGGCGATAGGTGTCCTGAAGGCAGTAATCTTGATATGACTACCGGTGTTGCCGTGTGCAAGCCTGATAATCAATGCCGGGATAAGGCTGGACAAACTACGTCCTGGTCATTGATTCGCCCGGACTTGAATGGTCTTGGCTCGATTGAAAACGTCTGCAAACAGGGCTGCCGGGTCGCCTTGGGCGCTTCGACGTGCGGCCCGATGAATACCGACCCGACGAAGGGATTTTGTTCTGGCACGGGCACATTCACCGGCGATGAATGCTCACCCACGGATGAGAGTTCGGGTGGCAACAATCCGGACCCCACAGACCCGACTGACCCCACCGATCCTACGGACCCGACTGACCCTAACAAGCCTGACGAGCACGGTTGTATCCCGCCTGCGAAGTGGTCCGGCACGACGTGCGTGATGCCTGATCCGGGCGATGGTGGAGACGGTGGTGATGGAGACGGGAGCGGCGACGGTGGCGGCGATGGCAACGGTAATGGAGGAGGGGACGGCAATGGAGATGGCGGTGGTGATGGAGACGGCAACGGTGATGGGGACGGTAATGGCGATGGAGACGGCAACGGCAACGGCAATGGCAATGGCAATGGCGACGGGGATGAGGATGGCAAGTGTGACCCGGCCAAGGACCCCAGTTGCAAGCCGTCTTCGGTTTCTGGTGAGGCGTGCGAAACCCCGTTGCAGTGCGAAGGCGACGCCATTCAGTGCGCCATCTTGCGACAGCAGAAGCAGGCGCGTTGTGACGCTCAGGAAATGAATGATTTCGAGAAGAACAAAGAGAAGATTTCGAAGTTGTTTCAGGGCGAAGAGTTCAAAGAACAGCCTGACCAGGAAGTGGAAATCCCCTCGTTCATTTCGCAGTCTGGTCGGTTTCTACCGTCGGGTTGTCCGCCTGATAAACAGTTCAGTCTATCTACTGGTGGCGGTCACTCCTTCACGTTCTCTTATAAGCCGCTGTGTGCGTTTGCTTCTGACCTGGGCGTGCTGATTGTTGTGGCGGCAAGTATTTTTGCGACGCTCTATGTCGGTCGCGGTTTTGGAGGTGAGTGATGCAATATCTATATGCTGCACAGTTGATCCTGATGATTGTTATGCCACTGGTACGCATGGTGCTGCGCTTCCTGGGCGTGGGCTTTGTTACGTACATGGGCGTTAATCTACTTGTGGACACTGCGAAAGATTTCATTACGTCCAAGATTAGCGCGTCCTCTGTAGAGATACAGATGATTCTTGGCTTGGGCAATGTTGATATAGCGATCAATATTTGCATGGCGGCTGTTGTGACTCGCGCGATTCTTTCCGGTTGGGACAAGCGAACTGACCGCAAGCGCAAACAAGTTTGGAACAAGCCGGGTGGAACTTCGATTGAGGCTTAAAGCATGATTTATATTCGTACTGGAAAGCCGGGTCACGGTAAAACGCTTAATACTATTCGTGAAATTGACGAAAAGGCATTTGCTGAAAGTAGGGTGGTTTACTATCACAACATTCCGGAGCTTAAGACCGACAAGTTAAAGGCGTCCTGGTTCGAATTTGAGGACCCCTATAAGTGGTTTGAGTTGCCCAATGACGCGATTATCGTCGTTGACGAGGCGCAAGGTTGGTTCGGTGTGCGCGATCCGCGCCAGAAGCCGCCAGAGCATGTAAGCCGCTTCGAACTGATTCGGCATCAGGGCCATGAAATGCACTTGGTTACGCAGGACCCGCGATTCATCGACGTGCATATCCGGCGTTTGGCGAATGGGCATGTTCACTTCTGGCGTGTGTTCAAGTCCCAGCAACTGTTGAGGTTCGAGTCCGATACGGTCATTGATGCGGTCGAGAAGAAAACCAGCTTCAAGGATGCGGACAAGACCACGATCAAGCTCGATAAGAAGTACTTCGGCATGTACCGGAGTACGCAGGGCAAGCACCATTTCAAAGTGCAACTGCCGAAGAAGTTCATTGCGGCATGCGTGGTCCTGGTCGTTGCGGCGTTCCTGGTCTACCGGGCATATGAGCGTTACCAGGAAGAACAGCAGCAAGCGGCGGCGGAAGAAGTTGCAGCTCCTGGTGCGGCATCCGTGGTTGACTCGGTGACGGACAAGGTCGGTTCGATCCTGAACCCGGTTTCGGCGGCAGGTGGCGGCCAGGAAAAGGTGCTGACGGAAGCGCAGTATCTGGAGCTTCGCAAGCCGCGTGTGCCGGACTTGCCGGCGTCGGCGCCGATCTACGACGAGTTGACCAAGCCGGTGACGTACCCGAAGCCGTTCTGTGTGTCGTCGCGCAATGAGGACCTGGTGCGCCGCAACGCTTCGAAGATGGAGTTGGGGTATCGTGATGGCGTGTTGAACGGGTGTCGCTGCAACACGCAGCAAGGCACGCGGATTCGGCTGTCGTTCTCGGCATGCATGAACTACGTGGAGAACGGGGCGTTCGATCCGGCGATTCCTGATCGCTCGATCGATCAGCGCATGGTTCAGCCTCAGCCGGCATCGCAGCAGTTCCAGGTGCAGCAGGTCCAGCCGCGGGATGCGTTCGGGACGCGAGTCACTGTAGTGCCTGATAGCAGCCGTTCGCCCCGCACGTTGTAA